TCAAGCCACCCGCACGAACATCCCCGCGTATATGACTGGATCGCCCGGATCGCCGGTCCCGCTGATAGGCCACGATCCCATCGACATCCACCATGTCTCTTCCCCGAAATGGGACGCCCCTACTCCTGGCCCATTGACCGTCAGCAAATCCCCTTGATAGCTGGTCCCTCGCTGGAAATCCGTCGAACCCGCCGCGAACACTTGTTCGCCGGGACCGCCAACGATGCTGCCGTCGCGGGCCAAGTAGGGGGCGAACAAATGCCATTCGGTCCATGAGCCCGACGTGTAATAACGGGTTGAGAACCGGCCATCGCCGGAATGCTGCGCATGCTGATAAATGGTGCCGGCACTTTCCCGCCAGACCTTGACGAGTCCGTAATCGGACGGTTTCGTCCCGGCCGTAGAAGGACTGTAATAATATTCGCCGGGGACGTATAGCGCGTCGATGTCCGGGGCGGGATGTTCCAGCAAGTTGCCGTCCACGCCGCCTTGGCGGGATAGGGCCAAATCCGCCGCCGCTGCCGGGCACTCCCAATCCGACCAACCATCCCCACTGTCCCTGTTGATATAGCGGCTATAGAGACGGCCGGTGCTGGACGCTTGGGCCACTTGATAGATGAGGCGGTCGGTTTCGCGCCAGACCTTGACCAGCCCATAGGTGGACGGCTTCGTGCCGCCCGTGGAGGTGCCGTAATAATATTCGCCGGGGACGTATAGCGCGTCGATGTCCGGGGCGATGTATCCGGCGACATCGCCGTTAGCGCCACCGATGCGGTTCCAGACGGGCACCATCGCCGCCGCGATCAACGCGGAGATCGCCGCCGCCACTTGCCCCAGGTTGGCCGCATTGGGGGTGCCTCCCCCCGCGATGACGACATTGATCAACTCCTCCTGGACCGCGTTCAGCCAATCGTTGGTGACCAAAGTCCCCGCGATCCCATTTTCCACGTCGCGCTGTATGAAATACCCCGGAGCGGAACCATAATCGCGGGCCGAGGGTAATTCGGCGGCGGCACTGGGGTGGGTAATTCGCTGCATTATCTAAACCTCGTCATAACCGGATATAGGTATTGAATGGACGCGGACCCATCGCCGGGTCGCGCATTCGATGGGCGTCGGCAACCCTCACAGCGTCTCCGCCAGTTGGAACAAGGCCAACCGCTGTCCGTCCGTCAGCCCCAACGCCTGGGCGGCGGCGGCGATCAGCGGATTCTGGGAATGGATTCGCGGGGCGAAGCCATATTCGATTTGGACCGGGCGTGGCTGCGCGGCCACATACGCCTCCACCGCGTCGAGCAGGCCGCTTTGCAGCAAGGCGAGCCGGAATTGATTGGGGGACACCACGATGCTCTCGGGCGGCGGCGGCATCGGCGGCAATTCATCTCCGGGCAGGTAGCAGTCCCACGAACCGTCCGCCTCGACATGGATGGCCAGGACCGGGTTGAGGTTGTCGCGTTCTTGGAGGGTCTTGACGTTCTGCATGGCGGCTAGGGCCCGGGATGGTGGGTGATCGTCAATTCCTTGGTGGTGAGGGTTTCCCCCGCCGCCCCGGCGTTCTTGTTGAAGGTGATGCTGAGATAGTTGTTGTTCGCGGCGATGTCCGGGATGGTGGTGTCGGACGCGCCCACGGCGGACGTGCCGCCGCTGAACGAGGTCGTCGAGCCGACGGTCGTCACCCGGATCGACGTGGCCGAAACGATCTTGAGGCGTGGATTCTCGGCGGTATGGGTGTTGGTGGACCCATACCCCAACGAGAACACGCTGCTATCGATGCCTATATCCCCGGTGCCGCCGAACCGGATGTTCCGGGCAAAAGAATCAGCGGACCCTGATTTCAATGTGCGGATGACCAGCGACAAGGCATCCCCCACCCGCAGCGAATTGGCGGGGAACATAACCTGGGCCACCAGCGTGGCCCCGGCGTAGGTGCCGACGAAATCGGTGGTGGTGTTGTAGATTTCCGTGGGCCCGGCCAACCGCCAGGCCGAACCATCGGAGAACCACAGGGAGCCGTGGCCCACGCCGTAGTCGGTGGCGCGGACCATCCGCCCGGCGTAGGCGGCGGCGGGCAGGGCCAGCAGCGCGGCGATGGTGGTGGATGGGATCGCTTGGGGTGCGAAGAGCATGGCCCTACATCTCCATGGGGTGGGTGATCCGCCGCATTGCCTAATCCTCGGTATAGCCGAATATGGGTATCAAATGGGCGTGGTTCCGTCGCCGGATCGCGCATTCGATGGGGAGCCGGTCCCAGTCGCCGAGGCGGTCGCCGGCCACGAAATCCCCGCAAATGGGTTCGCGCACCGTGATCGTGGGCGTGAGGACGACGACGCGCCACGAGTACCGCGCCCGGTCGCCGAGCAGTTCCCCGCCCGCGACCAGGAGGCCCGCCTCCGAAGGTTGGAACGATTCCAGCCGGAGGGTCGCGCCGTAACGTGCCGCCAGCGCCTGCCAACCGGGTTCGGTGTGGTCGGCCAGGTAATGCACCTTCGCGGCCAGCCGGGTCCGGCGCTCGCCGTCCGTGGGTTCGGCCTCCGGATCGCAGGGCTCGGGCAACCCGAACTCGGCTTCCCAATCCGGCAATAGCTCGTCGACCGTTTCCGGCTCCGACTCCAGGAGCAAGGGCCGGATGCGGGCGTCGACCAGGGCGAACTCGTCGGCCCAGGATTGGAGGACCTGCCCCATCCGGCCCGCGCCCGCCCACACGGGGCCGCGCGGCAACAGGGCTTGGAGCATCGACAGATAGTCGGTGCCGGTCAGGTCCATGTGAAATCCCCCAGGACCGGCATCCGGCCGGTGGCGAGGACGATATCGTCGACGGGCGACAACAGCCGGAAATCGCCCGATCCCACGGCGAAACCGATGGATTCCACCAAATGGGACCATGGGATCGTACCGGCGGGGACACCTTCGCGCACGAACAGATCGGCCAGTTCGGCCTGGATGGCGGCGCGGAGGGCGGCGGTCGAGGGCGAGAGCCAAATGGAAAAAGGGATGGCCTGGGGGGTGGGCGCGTAGACGTACCAGTCCGAGGGGAACGGGGCGCGGGGCGCGATGGCGGCGCGGACATCGTCCAGGGACGCCTCGTTGGGGAAAATCGACGGGTCGCCATCGCGCACGAAGCGCACCACCACGGTGCCCGCGCCCATTTCGTTCGTCACCCAAACCCGCGTGACCCCCGGCACCAATTTGGCCCAACGGACATAATCGGCCGCGCTGCCGCCCTCGGGGGGCCGCTGCTTGCGATCCAGGATGCGGGCCAGGTAGGCGGCGTCGGACTCGGCATCCGAGCCACCGTAGAGGCCACCGGCGGCAACGGCGGCGGAGGAATTGATGCCCGGGATGGGATTGGCGATGGTGAGGACCGCGCCGGCGTCGACGTTGGTGGACGCGCCATAATCGACGGCGGTCAACGCGCCGGTCGCGATGCCGCCGGCGATGGTGGCGTCGGCGTCCTGGGTATAGGTGGCCCCGTCCGCACGCCGCCAGACGGTACCGGCGGGCGCGACGCCGCCATCGGTGCCGGTGATCCGGACGCCCCCTTGGGCTTGGCTGGCCGGTGTGCGCGGGCCGATCCATTCGCGGCCATGGTAATCGAGCCAGTCGGGATCGGCGGTGATGGCGAGGATTTGCCGGCCCACCCACGCGAGGTGGCCGTGCATCTCGTGGGACGCCCCGGCATTGAGGTCGGCCAGGACGCGGTTGCTGCTGCGCCGCAGGGCCGGGTCGGCCCCTTGCAGGCGTGAGGCCATGAATCCCCGGCAGCGGGCGAGCAGATCGGGCAGGGAGGGTCTGGACCACGGCATGGCTAGGGTCCCCCGGAATGCAGGCGCACCGCGCCCCACGTCATGGGTTCGCCCTCGGTCACGGTGATGCTGGTCAATCCCAGGTAGCAGCTGTCGCCCACGTCGGCACGGGCCGTCTCCACCCCCAGGGCGGTCCTGAACACCAGCCACGCGGCGGTACCGGAAGCCACCGCGGCGACCGTGGGCGCTATCGGTGCCGACGCCAGGACGGAAACCTGCCCGGAGACTGTCGGGGCCACCCGGGAGGCCCACGTCCATGTGGCCAATAGGGTGTCCGAGGCGTCCACGAGATCGGCCCGCACCCCCAGTTTCGCCACCGTGCCGTTCAATATGGCCATCCTTGCGAGGGGCGTCAGCTTGTTCGGGATAAAGGCGGTCTCGTCCTCGACGCTATTGGAGGCGTTCTGGACGCCAAAGATACCCGCGCCGATATCGCTGGAATAGAAATACCCGTCCTTGACATCATAGGGCGGTGGCTCCCCCGGTATCTCCTCCGGCTCCTCTTCCGTAAAGCCCGCCAGGTTGGGTCCGTATACCGCATAGAGCAATTCGCCGCCCGGGAGCCCCACCTGCCGCCCAAAACCGGCCGTCGCCCTATCGCCGTTCCGGATGGCCCAACTGCCACTGGCGTATGTCCCATCCAGGCTCACAAATGGGCCTATAGGCGCATGTCCGAGGTTCCCGGACGCCTGTAGCAGCATGTTTTCCGTGGCCGGGGGCGCGGCACCGAACACATACGATGATATCGTATAGTCGTAGGGGGGCGGTGCCCCGCCGTCCCTCAATATATCGATCAAGTCCTGCAAGATGGCGGTTAGCTGCCCCGTGGGCCAGTTCATTTGCATGGCTAGAACGTCCCGTTATAAATGCTGAAAAGCAGTATCTCGCCGGATAATACATTGCCCCCGGTGTCGTCGTTGTATATGGCCCCCTCGCCATCTCCCATGAGGGTACACCCCACCGGGTTGGATAGCTCGACAACGAAAAACTCGTCCGGCTCCACATCGGTATCGCCCTGGACCGGTACGACGATCACCGTGGACGCCTCCCCGGCCGACAGCGTCACGCTACCCGAGGGGAATACGCCCCCCACGAAATCCGCCGCGTCGGCGGAATCCGTATCCGCCGGCACCACCGCCCAATCCACGGATACGTCCCTATCCAAATATCCCACCCTGTCGATGGTGAAGGAGAGTTCGGTGGTGCCGCTATCCCCTTCGTCCCCATCCGCCACGAGGTTGGAAACCGATAGGCCCACATCGTCATTCCGAATGGTGCCGATGGCGCTGGCGGTGCCTATGGAGCAGGCCATGGTATGTCCTCACCCAAGCACGGGGTTGGAAATCGTCACGGTGAATCCCTGATCCGGCTCCACGTCCGTGTCGCCCTGGACCTGCACCGCGATGACGCCGGAGGTTTGTCCGGCGGGGATCGTCAACGTGCCGGCCGGGAACGCGCCGCCGACGAAGTCCGCGCCGGTCGCCGGATTCCCGCCCGAGCCGGACACGGCCCAATCCACCGACACATCGCTGGTGGTGGGGCCGGTGCGGGTCACGGTGAAGGTGAAATCGGTCGCGCCGTCGTCCCCCTCGAACTTGTCGGCATCCGTGGCCGCGATGGAGAGCGAGCAGTCGTCGTTGCGGATCGTGCCGGTGGCGCTGGCGGTGCCGATTGAGCAGCCCATGGTTTGCCCTCAAGGTTGATAAGTGGGATTGGAGAGCGTCACGGTGAATCCCTGGTCCGGCTCCACGTCCGTGTCTCCCTGGACCTGCACCGCGATGACGCCGGAGGTTTGTCCGGCGGGGATCGTCAACGTGCCGGCCGGGAACGCGCCGCCGACGAAGTCCGCGCCGGTCGCCGGATTCCCGCCCGAGCCGGACACGGCCCAATCCACCGACACATCGCTGGTGGTGGGGCCGGTGCGGGTCACGGTGAAGGTGAAATCGGTCGCGCCGTCGTCCCCCTCGAACTTGTCGGCATCCGTGGCCGCGATGGACAGCGAACACCCCCCGCCGGAAGTCGAGCGGGTGGCGGGCGCACCCGTCCAGGGGCCGTAGACGCCGATATAGGCCCCCGGCCTCCGGATGCTGGTGGGAATATCCGGGAATACGATGCTATCCATTGGTACGCCTCCGGTGGGGAGCATCTAGTGTAGGCGGGGCGGGAGGCGATGACGCGCTGAACCGTTTCAGCGGAAGGCGTCAGGCCGCCGGCCAGGGCGCGGTGGTTTGGCAGGCGCTGACCCGGCCCGCCGGATCGGTGATCGCCACCGCCAGGCCCAGCATCAACGGGCGCGGCAACGTGGCCACGACATCGACGGCTTCGGCGACGCCGTCGTCGAGCAGCCATTGCAGCGCCTCCCGCGCCCATGCCTCGGCCTTCTGGCGGGCGGGTTCGGACCATTTCTCGTAGGCCAGCAACCAGAGCAGCGAACCCATCGCATCGCCGGGAACCTCCGGATAGGCGTCCATCCAACAGCCGCGCCGGTCGTCGACGCCGGGCGGGAGCGCCTGGTCGTCCGGCAGGCGGCGGTCGGTGAACAGCGAAATCCAGATGGCGGTCTCCAGGGTGGCGTCCATCTCCAGGTCGCCCTCGAGGAGGCCGAAGTCGAATCCGGTGCCGTCCGGGCGGATCGCGATATCGCTCATGCGTGGGGTTCCCCGGAATCGCCGGTACCGGGCTGGATACCGCCGGTGAGGTGGTGCCGCAGGCTGATATCCCCCGCCTTGATGTCGCCGGTGGCTTCGATGTCGCCGTCCACCTCGACCTTGGGACAGCCGGTGATCCTGAGGTTCCGCCCCGACCCGCGTATCTCGATGCCATCGGCGGTCAGGACGATGACCTGGCCGCGATGGTCGTAGATGGCCGTGGCATCCCCCAACCCTTGGGGCCGGTGGGCGCGGTCGCCCTCGCCGATCACGACACCCTGGTCCCGGTTGCCGCCCACGAACACCACCACCACTTCGCCGCCGGCGGGCGGGTGGCTGGTGAATCCGTACATCTGGGGGCGGTCGATGCCGTCCAGCGTTTGCGGCCCCACCTGCACCTGCACCCGCTGCACGCCCCCGGCATCGTCGACCAACCGCAGGATGCCCCGCGCGACCATGCCGCGCACCCGGCGGTGCAGGGGGGCGATGAGCTTGGTGATTTGGTCGATCATAGCGGCGCGTACTTGTCGGCCTTGGCCTTCCGGCGCTTGGCCTTCTTGGGCGACGGGTCGAACGCCTCGGGCTGGCCCAGCGTGAGTTGGGTCAGCGTGCCCTCCCCGTCCAGGGTTTGCCGCACCTCGCTGATGAGCAGGGTACCGTCCACGCCGAGGGTGGGGCTGCGGATCGCGCTGCGCGTGTTGGGTTTCCAGAGCGCCCCGCTGGAATCGCGCCAGCCCTGGACCGTGATATAGAGGCGGGCACCCCGCGCGGCGCGGCGGCGGCACTCCCATTCGGCGCGGGCGTCGATGGACGCTTGGTGGCCCTGGTCCTCCGCCAGCACCACCAGGGGCCGGTGGCGTTCGACGCCCGGATCGCCGGCCGTGCCTTGCAGGCCGTAGGCGGTGTCGGCGTCCAGGTGGTCGAGCGCCTGGATTTGGCCCCGGCAGATATAGGTGGAATAGCGTCCGGTCAGGTCGAGTTCCGCCCGCGCGGCCTTGATGTTCTGCCCCTCGATCAGCGCCCCGGCGGTCGCGGTGCCCGCCCTGGCCAGGACCAGGCCGCCGCGCCCGTCGGACATCGGCAGCAGGCCGCGCATCCGGGCCATGCGGTCGATGGCCTCGTGGACGGTTTCGCCGGACTGCAAGGTGAACGAGTCGAAGGGTTCGCCGAGGTCGGCCCCGGCGGCGACCGGCACCTTGAACGGTGCGGCCAGTTCGCGGGCGATGGTCAGGAGGTCGGTCTTCAGCCATTGCCCGCCATGCGCCGGGACCGCGCTGGAATCGACCAGGTCGCCCGCCGCGTCCCGGCCCTGGACCGTGAGCGTGTGCCGCTGCGCATCGAACTCGACGAGGGTGCGGTCGACGTGGCCGGTCACCACCACCTCCCCGTCCATCAATACCTGGACCGCCGCGCCGCTTTGGATCGGGCCAGGGGTGGGCTGGCCATCCCAGCGGTCGGTATAGACCACCCGGAAGGTGCCCGCCGCCTGCTCGATGCCGCGCACCACTTCGACCTCGGTCCAGCCGCCGAAGCGGACGCCGCCGACCAGGAGGGTGAGTTCGTTCATTTCCCAGCCCTCCTCCGCAGCCAAGCCAGGATGCCGATGGCGATGGCCCAGGCGGCGATGGCGGATAAGACGGTCATCGGATCACCTCGATGGGGACGCCGCCCGGCACGAAGCCGGGATGGCGGATGTGGTTGCGGATTTCGATCTCGTCGGAACGGGTGGCGTCGCCGTAGACGCGGTGGGCGAGGACCAAACTCGGCTGGGCCGCGCCCGCCGTGTAGCTGCCGCCGCAGCCGAGCGCCGGGCGCTGCGCGTTGACGTGGGCGACCACGGCGGAGGACAGCGCGGACAGCGCGACATAGGTCGCGTCGTCGGTGTCCATCTGGACGGTGGCGATGGCGTCGACCACCGCGTCGCGGGCGGCTTGGGCCTCGGCCCAGCTGGCGAATCCCGGCACCGCGCCCGGGGTGTCGGGTACCGCCAGCACCACGGCGCGGCCATTGACCTGGACGGCCTGCGTGCCGGTCGCCGAATAGATGGGCGAGGCCGGGCCGATATAGCGGTAGACCTGTGCGTCGGCCACGGCGCGGGCGGCGTTGATCGCCGCCGAGGTGCGGACCAGGCGGCGCAGGGCTTGGTGGTTCCGCGCCTGGGCGGTCGCCACCTTGCCGGTACCGGTGGGATCGACCATGGATTGCCCATAGACCCACAGTCCTTGGTAGACCTGGAGCGCGGCGAGCGGGGTGGACGCCAGGGTCCGCACCGAGGCCACCACGCCCAACAGGCTGCTGGCGAGGTTGGCCGGGGCCAGGACCAGCGAGGAGACGCGGGCCTTGATGGCCTGGACCGTGCCCACGAAACTGTTGACCTGGGTGGTGACCGTGCCGATGGCCTTGCGGGCGGTGTCGATCCCGTCCAGGGCGTCCTCGACGATGCCGCCGGCGTCCTCCTGGATGGGTGGGTATTTGTCGATGGCCCATCCGTCCGGCCACGCGGCCTCGAGCCTGGCCTCGGCGTCGTCGGCGGCGGATTGCGCGGCTTCGGCGGTGTCGGGCGTGGCGTCCGGTTGCGCCGCCGCCCCGGCCTCGTAGAACTCGATATCGAATTGGGCCGTGCCGCCCTCCGCCGTGGACTGGCGGCAGTGGTAGCGTTCGATCTGGACCTGCATCCGCCCGAAATAGGGATGGACCAACAGGCCGGGGCCACGCTGCTCGAGGGCGGCGATCAGGGCGTCGCGGGCGGCGAAGTAGTCCGCGCCGATCAAGACCGCCTCGAACGAATAGCGCCGGGCCTTCCTGCCCAGGTCCTCCGGGTAGGGAAGGTCGCGGAACGGATATTCGTGCAGGGCCACCCGGCGTCCGCCTTCCAGCGGCGCGGCCCGGGTGCCGAACCCGACGCCCCGGAACGATCCGGTTTGGTATTGGTCGCGCCAGGTCATTGCGGCAGCACCATGGTCGGCCCGGCATCCACGTTGAGCCGCATGGCCGGGTTATTGGGTTGCATGGACGTGACGCGGGCCGGTGCCCCTTCGATCCTGAGGGTGATTTGCCCGCCCAGGTCGATCCCTTGCAACTTGCGGGCGAACTCGGCCCCGGCGTTGTCCACCTTGAGGGCGAGGTCCAGGGCGCGTTGGGTCTCGCCGGAGAGCGCCTGGTCGAGGATGCGTTTGGCCCCGTCGCCAATATCGGTGCCGATGCGGGCCGGATCGAGGTGGCCGGCCAGGGTCGCGGCCTGGGTGTCGGTTGGCATGGGGCCGTGGGCCGGGCGCGGCAGTTGGTCGAGGATGCCCAGGACTCCCCGACCGATATCGGTGCCGATACGGGCCGAATCGAGGTTGCCGGTCACGGGAAAAGCCGCGGCCATCACATCCTGGGTTTGCCGGGTGCCCTCCGCGGCGTGGGTCCGGCGCTCGGTGTCCAGGGCGGCGCGGGCGTCGGAGTTGCCGAGCAGCGCCAGGATGCGGGCGATGTCCCGGCCCATGTTGTCAGCGAACTCCGTGCCTTCGATACCTTTATACATGAGCGATCCGGCCCCATACCCCGCCAACCCGGCCAGCCCCACGCCACCGGCGGCGGTCGCCACCGCGCCCGCGCCGAACAGGGGCAGCGTCGAGAGTTCGGCCCCGCCCAGGATCGCCAGCGCCGGACGCAGCTTGGCGAGCCATCCGGCGGCGGCAGCGCCACCGGCGGCGGTGGCGGCGGTACCCGCGGCGGTGCTGGCAATCGAGCCGCCGCCCAGGTTATCCGGCCAATTGGTCACACGCACTGGCGTTATCCCGGTGGCCGCTTCCACCGCCTTGCCGGTGGCGACGCCCGCGCCGGTCCCCAGTATCGCCGAACCCAGGCCACCGATCATCTTCCCGCCGTAACGGGCCGCGAGGATCGTTCCCAGGATGCCGATACCGGCCCCGCCCAGGATGTCCTTCCCCGATAGCTCCAGGCCACCGTTCTCCTTCTTGTCCAGGCCGAACTTGATGAGATTGGTCAGGGTATCGTTGATCGGCTGGGCGAACTCGTCGGCGGCTTGGCGCAACGCGCCTTTGAGCCTACCCACCTGGTCGATGCTGTTGGAAATCGCCTTGGGCAAATCATGCTCGATAGTGCCGGTTGCGTTTTTGATCTCGTTGGTGAAGCTTTTCACCTTGTCCAAGGCGTCGCCCTGGAACAGGGTCTTCAACCCTTTTTTGGTGTCCTGGTCCGCTTTGCCGAAGGCTTGATCGATCCAGATCGCCTGTTCCTTCTCGGTCTTGAGCGCCCGGAACTTGGCGCGGAGGTCGGCCAAGACCTGGAAGGGATCGCGCTGGCCGCCCTTCTTATCGAAGAACCGGACGCCGGAAGCCTTCGCCGCCGCCGATGCGTAGTCCAGATTGGTGAAGAGGCGCAACGTGCTGTCGGCCAGGGTGGCGAGGCGCTCGGGTTGGCGCTCGACCTGAGACAACCCTTCGATGAAGGCCAGGGTTTGCTCGAACCCCATCCCGGCGCTGCCGGCATTGACGCCGACGCGGGCGAAGATATCACTGAGGTTTTGTAGTTCCGCGTTACCGAGTCGGCCCGCCACGACCATCTCATCGAGCAGCTTGAGCGCTTGGCCGGGCTTGGCGAGATCGAACTGGTATGCGGCGGCGGCTACCCCCAGCGAGCCGGTCAATTGCTGGGCGCTGGCGGTCGAAACGGCCATGCCCTTATTGACCGCGTCCAGCACCGGGAGCGCCTCGCCCATCTTGAGGCCGCTTTGCACGGCCACGTCGAACCCCTCCTTGAGATCGTCCACGCTTTTGCCGGTGTCCCTGGCCATGCGGAACAACTCGCCGCGCAGGCCCGCGACCTGGGCATCGCTCGCGCCGGCCGTCTGGCCGATCAGTCCGAGCGACTTGTCCAGGCGGGCGGATTCCATGATCTGGTGGACCACGCCGACCGATACGCCGATCCCCGCGAGTTGGCCCTGCACCGAGTTCAAGGTGCCGCGCAGTGCCGCGAATTCGTTCTTGACGCCTTGGGCGAAGCCATGGACCGCCGACCGGGAGCGGCCCATGCCGTTGACCAGGTTGGCGGTATTGGCGATGAATTCCAGGACCAGGCGCAGGTTGCCGCTCATTTTTCCTTCGTGGCGTCGAGAATGGTACGCAAGTAGAAGTTAAACCGGGACCGGGGTAAAGCCAGGATATCGGACTCGCTCCACCCGGTTTTCAAGGCGATCAGGAGGACGGCTTCGTAGGTTCCGCGCCGCTCGCGGATTGCGGCTCCCCCATGGCGCTCATCTCCTGTAGGGCGAGACGGAGGGCCAAATAATCGGCGGGCGACAGGTTGCGGATCATTTGCAAGGAGATCGGCGTTTGGAGCGAACGGCCTTCGATGGTGGCGACGGTGGTTATTTGTCGGGTCAATAGCGCCCCGGAATATTGCAGGGGTTTGTCCGAAGGGGCGATATCCTCGGCGTCGAACAGGTCGGCGGTGGTTGCTTCCCGCATCGTGACTACGGGATAGTGGGTATCGCCGATCTTGAAGCCGGTTTTCAGGGTGACTGTTTTCATGCCGATTGCTCCACCCGGCTGCCATAGAACTTGGCGGTGACCTCGCCATTGCTGACCTTGCATTGCCCATCGCAGAACCCGTCCGACATGATCCAGGTGGATCCGATGTCCTGCTGGAACGTGATGGATCCCTGGAAGCTGTTGAGCGCGACCAGGTCGAGATCGGCGGTCTGTATGAACGTGGCCTCCACCGAAGGGGCGGCGATGGTTTCGCGGGGGCCGACCACCTTGTTATCCGAGACCACCGGCTCGCGGTTGATGCCGCCGAACGTGAGGGTCGAGCCGTTCTTGGATTCCCAAAGGGTGCCGTTGAGGAAGATCAGGCTGCGGCCTGCTACCTGTGCCATATCGATATCTCCTTAGAGCCTGAATTGGACCGCCGCCGCGATGATATGCAGCGGGCTAAGCAGCTGCGGCGGGATGATCGCGTTGACGCGGGTGGGGTCGGTCTGCGAGACCGCGAACCGCACGTCCGCCTTGAATTGGTCGAAGTTCTGGGCGATGCCCCTGGACTCCCAGGACCGGAACAGCGGGAAGCTGAGCGCCTTCATTTGGTCCATGTCCAGCACGCCCGCCACCTTCTGCACGTTCGGGGATTGGCTGAGCTTGAAGCCTTGGGCGATCAAGGCGGTCGCCCACACCCGCACCTCGTAGCGGCACAGGTCCGCGCCCCATTTGTGGTTGAGGTACAGCAGGGAGATATCCTCGACCCCGAGGCTGTTGGTCTGGTATTCGGTGATGACCAGGCCCACCCGGCAGGTGCCGTCACGGTCGACCGTGAACGTCGAGATGCCGGAATAGCAGAGGTTGTTGCTCTCGACCCCGCTCCAACGGTCGGACACCGCCGGGGCCATCATGCCGGGGATGGCCAGCCCCACGAACGGATAGAGCGGGTCGGTGTTGGCCGCGTGGGCGTCGACCGCACAGCCCCAGGCGGCGGCGTCCTCCCAGGGCGGGGTGGGCACGCCGCGCCGGCCCAGGGTGCAGAAGTGGATGGAGTTGCGCGACTCGCCGAACGTGGTCAGGTCGGCGTGGGAGCCGTTCATATGGCGGAACGCCTGGGCCGGGCGCGGGTCGATGGGTCCCCAACGGTCGGCCAGGTCGGGATCGACGATGGCGGCGAGGGCCGGGTCGGTGTAGGGGAAAATCCAGGTGTAGAACCACTCGCCCGCGATGGCCGCGAGCGCGGCGGTCGGGTCGGGGTCGACCTCGCCATCGGCCATGGCGGTGATCGACACATGCACCCCGGCGGGCAGTTGCTCGCCCGTGTAATAGTTGAACCGGATATCGATATCGTTGCCGGTGCTGCCCTTCCAACGGCAGGTCAGGGTGATGGTCGCGTCGGCGCGGGTGGCGATGACCGGCAGGCTGGCCGAGGCTTGGACCGCGATGGCGATATTGGTCGCTATCGTCGTGGCGCTGTCGCCGGACGACACGCCCACCGTAAGCCGTTGGCCGGCGATGTAGAGGTAGACGACGCCCGCCGACGTGGCCGGTCCCGTGACCTCGATCTGCCCGGTCGCGGCGACACCGGCCGGATCGCTGGCCAACCCGATACACCAGATGTCGGCATAGGGCGCGGCGGCGCGGGCGCGGATCGCCATGCGGTGGATCATTGATCCGTAGCCGGACCCCTGCGCCGCGTCGTCCGCGCCGTTGATGCGGTAGGGCACGTTGGCGGCGACCCTGCCGGTGCTGAGCCGCTGGCCCCAAATCAGGGTCTTGCGCGGGATGGCCGGGACCAGGTTGCCGGTGGCCTGGGAGGGATCGACACCGATGTACGCGCCGGGCAGGCGTAGGTTGGTCGGCACATCGGCGATGATGATGTTATCCATTCGACGCCTCCGGCTCCGGGGCCTTCTTGCCGGATGCCCTGGCGGGGGCGGGCGGGTCGGCGGGCGGGTCGGTGGGCGGGTCGGTGGGCGCCGCGACCAACGCCCCCTCCTGGATGTGGCGGTAGTAGTAGGAATCGTTGGGGTTGACCTCGATCCCGGCGGGCGGGATCACGGGTCCGTTCTTGGCCCGGACCTTGAGGCCGGGAGCGGGGACATATCGGGGCATAGCGCATCTCCTGGTAGGGATGAGCTAGTGTAGGGTCCGGGAGGGGCGGCGCGGCGCTGAACCGTTTCAGCGCATGGGGCGGGGCGTGGGCGGGGGGAATATAGCGGGGATCGTCCTCCCCGCCAAGCTCAAGGTCCGGCCACATCGTCCTGTGCGTCCGGTTCCAGGCCGGAATGGTCCTGGGCCAGCCATTCGTCCCAGCGCCCGGACGTCATGGGCGCGAAGTCCCAATCGCCATGGAACTGGCGGAAATCCGATAGCTCCACGCCCTGGGCGGCGGTATCGGGCCGGGGGAATTGCAGCCGGATCCCGAACAACAACCCCTCGACCGTGCCGCCCAGTTCGATCATGGGCTCGATGAACTGGGGCCGGCCGGTTTGCAGCTGCAAGGTGCCGACGCCGGGGACGATCAGGCTGTCGAGGAAGCTGATGATGCGTTCGGTCATGGCATAGGTGCCGATCTCGACCGGCGTCCCCCGGCGGCGGTCCTCCTCATAGCCCATCGACGCCACCGCGTAGACCCCGAACCGCCAATCCAAAACCCGCGGCTGCCCGGTCCCCGTGAAACCCTCCTGGGAAACCCAGACGCTCGGGGCCATCTGGAGGACGCGCTGGGCGACCTCCACATCCCACGCGCCCGGGATCGTGCCCGTGGTGCGCAACACGCCGGGCAGCGCCCGCCGGATGGCCTCCTGGATGGCGTCCTCGACTTGCGAAATGATCGGGGCCGTCAAAATCCCCCCCGGTCCCATTGGCCGTTGCCGCTCCGCGCGGTCATTTCGATACCGGATTCGGCGGGGACGGTCGCGGGTTGGTCGCCACCGGCCAGGCCGAATTGGAGCGTGCCCCGCGCGATCATGTCCAGTTCCTTGATGGCGTCGTCCCGGCGTTTGATGACGTGGTCCGGCGTCACGTCGCAATAGAGTTCGTAGCGGGCCAGGTGGCAGGCATAGTCGCGGAGCGATTCCGCTTGCTCGGGCGTGAGCGGGTTGGGCAGGCGCTGGCCGATCCGGCTGTTGATCTGCCGGGCGGCGGTTTCGAGCGCCAGGTCGACCGGCGTCTTGCCCTCGGCGTCCACGTCGATGACGCCGTCGCGGTTGCGGTCGGCGAGCAGCAATATCTGCTTCGCGCCGAATTTGTTGTCCAGGTCGGCCGGGGTCGCGTACAGCATCACCATTCCCTCGCCGAATACGCCTGTCCGGTGGTGGCCCCGAAAACCGATACCGCGCCATCCGTGGGATAGGGCCACTCGTAATAGGCTCCGGGCACGAGCTTGAGCGCCGGCGGCGCGGCGGCGGCGGCCCCGACATCGCTGAGCCACAGGTCGCCCGCCGATAGGTTCTGCACCCAGGCCCCGCGCCGGGCGGGATTCGCCGGTAGCAGCGCCTGGGGCGTCCCGCCCACCGCTATCGTGCCGCTCGCGTCCACGGGATGGGCGGTCGCGGCGACGACCATCAACCGCCCCAGCCCGTCGACCTGGACGAAGGAGAATGCCCGGTCGGGGCGCTGCGCCTCCATGGTCATTTCGTGACTTCCTTGTGTTTGGCCGGGGTGCCAGCCTCGTCGGGAATGATCTCGACAAACAACATCGGCTCGGCCCGCAGCCTCGCGATCTGCTCGTTGGTGAACCGGTCGGCGGGATACTCGGTCGGGGTGGCCGGATGGGCCACGCCGCACCGGCGGAACCCATCGCGCTTGCTGGTGATTCTGATCGGCATGATGGCGTCTCCTTATCCGAGTTGCGGAACGATCAACGGCTCGGCGGTACCTTGCCAGATGTTGGTCGCGCCAGCGGCATCCCGCTCTGCGAGCAGGATGCGCCTGGCCGCCGCTTCGTTGCCCGGCCCCACCACGAGGTGGGTGCCCCGCACCGCCAAGGCCGAGCCGTCCGGGCGATATTGGGTACCCAGGGCGGTGCGGGCGGCGGCATAAGCGGCGGCGTCGAGGGTTTGTTTGGAACCATAGGCCAACTGGTGGAACCCGAACCCGGCGGCGTACCGGGCATAGACCCCGTACAGGAACTCGTTCATGTGGAACACGTTCGGGTCGGAGGGGCTGACCAGCGGGGTGAACTCGGGTGCGCGGCGCATCTGGAACACCAGGGGGCGCATGAAGGTGCGCGACAAGTCCAACAGGAACCATGGACTGCCCGAACCGCCACCGGCGTTGCTCCAGGAGGTTTCCGCGCCATTGACGTCATAGCCGATATGGTCGGTATCGAAGAAATACTGGCCGTCGAATCCTGTGGTCGTGAATCCCTTGAGCAAGGTCTGCGCAAACACCAGTTCGTTCGGGTGGCGGCCGACGATATCGCCCTGCTGTTGAACCGCCAGCGTGAACACGCCGAGGATGTCGTCCTCGATGTCTGGGCGCTTGATGCCCAACGTATGCTCCCAGTCCTTGTTGACGATCTGGTAGCCGGTGGCTTCCAGGTTGTTGATCAAGCGCGGGCCGATCCACTCGCGGACACCGGGCAAATCCTTCATCCAGCCATAGTTCTCCAGGCGATGGGAGGATGACACCTCCATACAAACCTGCTGGTATTGGTTGCCTTGCGAGCCGATGGCGTTGAAGCCCTGCAAGAAGGCGGCGTTGAACCCGTTGTTGAGGGTGGCAAGGGTATCGGGCGTGATTTGCATTGAGGGTGCTCCTTTAGTTGCCGAGGCCGATCAACACCCACACGCCCAGGGAATCCACACTGTGGATTTTCCCGGCGCGACTCCGGGTGCCCGAGCCGTTGGTTTTGGCGACCGTTTGATCGTCGACGATATAGCAATCGGCCCCGGCATCGGCCTGGGCGATGGCGTCCGCGGACGCCGAATTCCCGAACCGGAAGACTCCGGGGCGGATGCGGATGTTCTTGTCGCCATTGCCTCCGGAGGAGTTGTCGACCGTTTCCTCGGCCCGGCCCAGGGCGATCAGGCCGGTGGCGGCCGTGCCCGGCGCGGCATAGCCCGCGCTGGCCACCACCAAGCCACCCTTGTAGATTTTTACGGATGCCTTGACCGGCTGGCCGTAGATGCCTTCGTCCAACTGCGGGGTATTGCGTTCTGCCGCCAGCGCCGTCATTTCACACCTCCGAACCGTTTGGCCAGGTCGGCTTTTCCGACCTTATATTGTTCGGGGCTCAGCCCCATCATCCGGCATGCCGCCAATTCGGTGGCGTTGGGTTGGCCGGGCTGGCCGTCGCCTTCCGGTTGTTTGCCGCCGGTCTGGCTACCGCCCAGGGCGGCGAGCGGTTCCTCCGAATCCAGGTAGGCGCGGAGCGCGGCCACGTTCGGGACCGCGCCGGGGATGGCCTTGCCCTCGGTGTCCAGCCCCGCCAGCGAATTGGCGTAGGTCCGCTTGGCCGGGGTGGCGCATTTGCCGACGGACAACGCGGCCTCCAGGACGCGCCCGGCCTCGGCGGCGGTGCCTTCCTGGCGGAGCGCCCGCACCTCGGCCTGTAGCTCCTGCACCAGGGCGACGGGGGCGTACCGGGTCGGGTCGGGCTGGCCGGTCTTGAGCGCGGCCAGGGCGGCGGTTTGCTCGCCCACCAAGGCTTTCAAGGCGGCGATATAGACCAGGAGGTTGGCGCGGCCCGTGGCCGCGACCTCGCCGTCCCCCTTGATCTTGTCGATCAGCTTTTGGAGTTCGGCGAGGATTTCCGTCGCGCCGGACGAGAGCGGCAGGCTCAGCATCCAACGCAACTGTTCGAGGAGTTCATCCATAGATGTGTCCGGGTTCGGGTTTAGAGCGGGGGTTTCGGCCAGCCGCGCCGACAATGCCGCCACCAGGGGCTGCATCCCGTCGAGGCCGGGGGAATTGGTCACGGCCACGCTGATGATGTCCAGCGGATGGCCGGTCGCGCGGTCGTAGGGGAAAACGGCGGAGACGTAGCGGAGTTCGCCGTCCGCGATGCGCTGGGCGGCGACGGGCGTCCAGGTCGGCGAGCGGTGGAACAGCCCCTCGCCCTCGCGCCACTCGAAGCCGTCGCGGGCGAGCCAACCCGCCGCGAGGATAGGCGGCTTGGCGTCCTCCTGGATCGATTCGTGGTCGTAGTCGATCAGGATATCGTTGCTGAGCGCCCCGATTCGGGCGATGAGCGCGGTGGCGGCGGCGGCGTCCAGCCGCCAGGGACCGGCACCGAGCAGCGATCCGCGCGGGGCGTCGAATTGCCCGGCGGGGAAAATCTGCATGGAGCCATCCGGGGCCGGGACGGCCACCGTGAGCGCCGCGATGAGTGTCTTTCTGGATTGGGTTGCCATGGACCGCATCATAGGCGGCATGGCAACGGTTGAGGCGCTGAACCGTTTCAGCGCATGGGGGAACGGGGGGATGGGAGGGGGAATGCTAGCATCCCGAGACGGGGATGGGATAGCCGGGAATGCGTCAGGGAGGCTTTATAAAGCCGGGTGGGCGGTCGAGTGGGGCGACGGGTGCGGGGACGGGGATTCCGGCGCTACGGGGCGGTTTCGCGGAAGGATGACATCGGCGGCGGACGGGGTATGATTTGGGCGGCACATCCCAGCCTTTTGGAGTCCCCCCATGGCCAATCCGAACCGCACCGATACCGCCCCCGAATTCCCGCAATCGGGCCAATCCCAACCCCGGAGGACCGAAAGGGCGCTCGCGCTACAGGATGCGGACCTGGGCGTCGGCGAAAAGGTTTGTCTTGCCGCCGCCGATTATAAAAGGGCAGTCGGGGACGCCGGGTTCGCGGCCGCACATGGCGGCACCGACGCGCTCCGCGACGATCTCTTTTTCTTTGTTGGGCAATGGGAGACGGATTTGCAGGCCGATTAAGCCCTGCCCAACTCGGAAAATATCCTGTCGACGGTCGGCTCACCCCAATCCCTCGGGTGCCTGATTCGCACCGCGCCTCCATTGCCGATTTTTTCCGCGAGTTTCGCAAGCGCCGCCGCGTGCCTTTCCGGCCACGAACGCTTGATGGCTTGGTCGTGGATTTCTTGATACCCGAGATCGACGGAGCGCCGATGGAGCGCCCTGAATAATTCCTTGGCCCTGGCCTCGTCCAGCGGATGGCTCAGGCCGGTGGAAACATTGACCACCGACGTAAGGATGTCCATTGCCCTTTCGATAACTTCGTGATCGCTTTGCATTGAATCTCCCAGATGAATTAGCCGGTGCGGCCATCCACACCAAAACCCTCTTCCGGCCCCATCACGGAGCCGATCAGCCCCTCGCACAGTTCGTCGAACTCGGCCTGGAGCCTGCCCAGCGCATCCTCCGGGCCTTCGCCTTCCTGGGGCGGGTAGGCCTCCAATAGCATCGCCGCGAGGCGCTCGGGCGCGAGGCCCGTCCCCAGGTGGTCGACCAGCACGTCGAGCGCCGCCTTGAATTCTTCGCCCATGCATATTCCTCCCCGCGCCGCAATGTAACTATTTACGTTGCGCCGGACGTGGCCTGATTGCCATCATGCGGCATGGCGGACCCGCTGGGTCTGCTGCCCCTGCACCTGGCGGCGCAAGTCCGCCATCTCCCGCTTTAGCTCCCTGTACTGTTCATCCCTTTCAAGATCGTTTTGGACGGCATCCAACGTCTTCGGATTGTCGGCTTGGTCGATCATGTCTTTTAGCTTCCGCTTCCGCATTGCTAGTGGATCATTGCTATCTACCGCCATGATGTGCCCCTTTCTATTTCAAGGCCGGGCCGGATCGAGACTATCGGCTTACCGCTTCGCGGGCCGTCCAGATTGTTTGCGTCTGGCCCCGTACCCGGATGCCTATCGACCCGCTGAATATTTCCACATCCGCCAAATAAACCGTGGTACCCGCCTGCAACATCGTGCATTGGCCCGACATCATCATCCGCGCTCCGGCTTCCATATCCTTGGCAACCGCGAATCCAACCAGTTTTTCATAGGCATCCTTACTCACACAGCCGATCCAATTCCCGGAGACAATCGTATGCTCGTACTCGGCATGGGCCACCCCAACCAACAATCCCCAAACCAGCAAGCCACAAAAAGCTTTGTTCGCCATATTTCCCCCCTCGATTATTGCAACAAACATCAGCGCCGATCATTCCCCATGAAACCGCTTCACTTCTTCCTGCACGTAAGCAACCCAGCGGGCTAATTCGTTGTAGCTCATATCCGCCCTGGACTCCTTGCCGATCATCCGGTAGCGCATCGCCCGCACCTCCGGCGACGAACCATCCCACCCCAGCTTTTCCAGGCATTCCTTTTCGATGCGGAATAAATGCGGGCGCGTATGGCGATAGCCTTCACCTCGCGCCGCCTTTTCGATCCGCCCTTGCTGGGTGTTGTCCCGCTTGGCTTCGAGCCACGCGATCACCTCGTCGGCTCGGGATTCCTGCCATAGCCATATTTGCCTCCACTCCTTGCTTTTCAAACCAAAAGCTTTGGCAAGATCGCCATGAATCCCACTGAACCTAAAGCTTTTCCCCAACCGCTTATGACGGAAATCGTTGATCTGTTTGAAAAGGTCGTCGATTCGCACACGTAGTAACGGGTTGGCACCGATACTACCGGGCGGCGGTAGCACTTCGATCTTGGGGCGGCTGCTGCCCGCCACACGGATATGAGTGGTGTTGTTGATATCGCCCCCCGCGACTTGATTGCCGTTCCCGTTCACGGCAATCACGGGCTCCTTTTTCTTCCGGCTTCGTGGCGCTTTGGGCTTGGCGCTGGGTTCGTTCGCAGGCAGGGCGGATTCGGATGTCTCCTGAATCAGCCTGGCAATTGCTTCCTTATCTTCTTCCTTCATAGGGCATTCTCGGATTGTTGTTGTGTCCGGGCGATCACGTCCTTGACCAAGCGCAGCAGTTTGGTCGGCGTGTCCTCTTCTTCCAGGGCTTGATAAACCAGCGCCACCAGTTCGGCCTTGGGCCGGGGCTTCATATTCCGGTGCGCGGCTTGTAACCCCGCCTCCACCGTTTCCACCGCATCCATCAAGCGCGGCAAATCCAAGGCTATCTCCAAACGGTCAGTGGCAATCTGCTCTTTCACTGGCCTTTCCCCGGTCAACCATGCAACCGAGACGCCACCATATTTGGCAATAGCGACCAATTTGCTCACCGTGGCCTCGCTGGTTCCAGCGATGTAGCGGTGCATTTGTGACTCGGATATTCCAGCCATATCTGCAAGAACTTTCGCGCCACCTACCTTTGCGGCCACTTCATTTATGCGCGAACCAAGATCAGAAAGGAACGGAGACCCCTGTCCGACCTTCGTTTTTGGTTGCTCATCGCCCATGTAAGGCATTGATTTTCTTGCTGTAGCTGTCATCCCCACAATCTCCATTCAGATATGCGAGCCATAACATCCATATGTGCTTGACTCGACATCCACATATGACTAAGCTTTATCGCCATGAAGACACCAGTAAATACGAAAAAAACCCTACGCGATAGGGAAATAAGTCACAAAAAAATTGTGACGGATTGGCACCGGGCCGACATCGTGGCCGCGCTCCGCAAGACCCCGGAGAAGTGGAGCTTGAGCCGGTTATCGATCCACCACGGCTATATAAGGACGGCGCTGGGCAACTGCCTGCGCGGCCCTTGGCCCCATGGGCAACGCCTGATCGCGGAAGCTATCGGCGTGAAGCCCTGGGAAATCTGGCCCTCCCGCTACGACGGGAACGGCCAACCCATTAGCGGGCGGAAGGAAGTTGGTGGACGTAGGGGTAACTCTACCACACCGGAAAAACCCGGAACCCCTATCGAACAGCCGAACAATGCCTAATTCAGAAACAGCCCAGAACGTTAGAAACCCATGACCACCAATGAATCCGAGGAATAGCGATGCAACTCACCGAAACCAAGCGGATTTTTGAAATCCTGCGATATGTCGCCGTCACCAGCGACCACGCCCGCGTCGGCACCGAAGAGATAGCGAAAGCCCTACGCATCAGCCACCGACAGGCCACTGGCGATGTGGGCCGCATGGTGGCCACCGGGTTTTTGAACCTGACGCCGGACGGGCGGGTGTACCTCAGTCACTTTTTCAAAATGGCGGTCGATGTCACCGCGAGAAAGATGGGCGACGAGGGTTGGCATGGAGAGGAATGGGATATCACCGTTTTTACCGCCAAGGAGCGGAATAAACGAGCCACCCAGTTTTGGAACGACATCTTCGGCGATACCCCGTTCGGAGAACCCCGGAAACAAACCCAGGAGAAGCCCGAATGAACCAGATCATCGACGTGACGCCCCAAGTCATCGAACCAGAAACCCCCGCCACCAGCCAGCTAAGCGCCATAGCCAACCAGCTTCATGGACAGGCGATGCTGGCCGGGGGGGCTAGGAAATTTTTCGCGGTCGCGGAAATAAAAATCCTCAAGGAAATACAAGATCGTAAGCTTTTCAAGCACATACCTATTGAGATCGAACCTGGAATCTTTCGCGGCGCGAAAAATTTTTCTGAGTACCTGGAGAACGCCCTCGATACCAGCCCGAGCGTCGTTTACGAGGAAATCAAGACCTTTGAAGAATTCGGTGACAAGGCGCACGACGCATTGAACCGCCTCGGCGTGCTTCGAGATGACAAGCGCCTCCTTCGGAAGTTGCCCGACGAAATCAAGGCGCAAGCCCAGGAAGCCGCCGAAAGTGGCGATAAATCCGCCTTGCTGCGAATCATCGACATGCAGGCGGAGGAGCGGGCCAAAGAGAGGAAAGCCGCTGCCAAGGAAAAAGCCACGCTCGAAGCCCGCCTCGCCCAGGAGGAAGCGCGGGCGGCGGGCGCACGGGCCGACCTCGCCGCCAAGGACGGCTTCATCGCCAAACAGGCCGAGACGATCATGGGCCTGCAAGACCAACTGGAAGAAAAGAAGAACAACCCGCCCGACCCCCTGGCCGAGGCCCGCGCCGCCGTGGAGGCACTCGACGCGACCGTCCTCGCGATCTACACCGATATCGGCACGCTGGCCCTCCGCGACTGCCTCGCCGTCCAATCGACCCACACCGACCACATGGCCGAGCATGGCCGCGCCGTGATCGCCCAGGCGCTCGGGCGGATCATGTCCATCACCCGCGCCATCGCCACCGACCTCGACATCCTCCCCGACGAGGACGCCCCCAGCATATTCGCCACCGCCGCCGGCGACGACGAAAAAGCCCTCTGGGAAGCCACCCTGCGCGACTTCGACGCGCAGAAAGCCGCCGAGCAAGGGGAATAAGGATGGACCCGCGCCGCGCCGTCATCGTCACCCGCTATCTCGACAAGCTCGACGCCACCCCGCATGGCGAAAAGCAGGCCGTCATCGACGCGGCGTGCGCGGAACTCGGGGTCTCTCGCGGCACATTCAACACCCTGGCCCGGAAAATCCGGGGCCGCAAGAACAAGAAGCGCACGCCCCCGGAGGGCAAGGCCAGCGCGACGGCGGCGGGCGTGAGCGCCCTGACCCTGGAAGAAGCCAAACTCATCATGACCTACATCATGGAAACCTACCGTAAGAACGGCAAACGCCGCGCCGTGCCCCTGGACGAGGCCGTGTCCGTCCTGCGGGACAACGGCGAGATCATCGCGGGCCGGGTCGACCCCGAGACCGGCGAGATTTTCCGGCTGTCCATCTCACAAATCCGCAAGGCCATGCGGGCCTATCACCTGCACCCGGACCAGATGCGCAACCCCGCGCCGGCCAACGGGCTCAACACCCCGCATCCCAACCATATGTGGCAGATCGACGCCTCGGTCTGTGTCCTCTACTACCTCAATGACGGCGGCGCGGTGGTCGAGGAGATCGACGAGGCCGTCCACTACAAGAACAAGCCCCACAATCTGGAGGCCATCGCCAGTTGGCGCGTGATCCGCTACGTCCTCACCGACCACACCACCAACCTGACCCGTTGGCGCTATTACCGCCACAGCGAATCCGGCGAGCATGTCGTCGAGTTCCTCTGCTGGGCGATGGCCCCGAAGCCCGACCCCGGCATCGACCCGTTCGAGGGACGCCCCGAGCATCTCTATGTGGACCCCGGCATCGGCAACAACCGGCTGGTACAGACATTCTGCCGCCGCCTGGGAATCGAATTGAGGTCGCACAAGCCGCGCCGCGCCCGCGCCACCGGCTCGGTGGAGAACGGCCAATTGCGGGTGGAATTGCGGTTCGAGTCGGGACTGAAATTCCAGCGCCACACGATCAAGTCGTTCGACGACCTGAACGCCCTGGCCCAGACCTACCAGTTGCGCTACAACAGCGACCCCACCAAAACGGTGGGACGCCACGGCATGACCCGGATGGACGCCTGGATGCACATCCGCGAGGAACACCTCGTCCGCACCCAGCCCATGGATGTGCTGCTCTCATTGGCGACCAAAGACCCCAAGACCCCCAAGATTTCCGACGCGATGCGGATCGAGTTCCAGGGCCGTACCTATAGCGTGGTCGGCGTGCCCGGTGCCTACCCGCGCGGCAAGGTGACTGTGCATTGGCATCCCTTCCTGGAATGCGCCATGGCCTTGGTCGAGGACGCCGAGGGCCGCGAGACCCTGATCGAACTGGAGGATGTGACCGGCACGGTCGATCCCGCCAACGAGCAATGGGGATTCCATACCGACACCGCCCGCTACGGCCAGGAATACAAGAGCCGCCCCGACACCGAGGTGGACACGCTGCGCAAGGAAATCACCCTGCTCGCCAGCAACTCGGCCACCCAGGAAGAAGACGAGAAGAAGCGTAGGCGCAAGGATTTCGTCCCTTTCGATGGCAGGATCGACCCCTGCAAGGCCGCGAAGGAGGCCGAACCGCCCATCCGGATTAAGAAGCACGCCGTCGATTTAATGCTGACCGCGCCTGGGTTGGAACTCATCCCCCTGAATCACATCCAGGCCGCGAAGCTGCTCAAGGGCCGCATGGGCGATGCCTGGACCGCCGAACATTTCGCCGACCTCCAACGCCGCTACCCCAAGGGCGTGCCGGAGGCGGACATCGAATCGCTCCTGGAAGAGTTCCAGGGCGGAAAAGCCCCGGCACAGAAGCCGGTTTTGAAAGTAGTGAAGTAAGAGGGAGTTATGGAAGAAACCGAATACCTGTTGATAGCCGATTTCCTGAAGGAGCATTACGAAAAATGGGCGGGTTTCCTGGCCGCACGCGGCGTGTCCGAGGATGTCGCCGACCAGATGATCGACGAACTGGAAAACCTGGCGGGACTATGAACCTGCGCGAGACCCTTAGCCGGCACAACATCGGCCCCGCCGAATTGGGCCGCGCCCTGACCCAGCAAGGCGGGCGCAACGCCGGACGACCGTTCGGCATTTCGGCCATGAGCCTGCTTATCAACCACGGCAAATTCCCGGCGGCGACGCCGGAGGAGGCAATCAAGCAGCAGATCGAGGGTTATTTGGAAGGCCGGGGGATTCCCCTGGCCGAGATCGAGGGGCTTTGGGCGGCGGCTGCAACCGCCGCCCAAGCCGAAGCAAGCACAACGTCCGCGGAGGACACCGCTATGTTACCGAGAAAATCCGGCCTGTCGCCACAGGCCCGCAAGCACTTCAAGCTGATGAACCCCCCGCTCGGGGATGTCGAGCGCGACGAGGACATGTTCCTCTCGCCCAATATCCGCTATGCCCGCGAAGCCCTGATGGGCGCGATGCGGAATGGCGGATTCCTGGCCATGGTCGGCGAATCCGGCGCGGGCAAGACCACCTTGATCGTCGAATGCGAGGAGCAAATCCGCCGCAACGCGCTACCCGTCACCATCATCCGCCCGCCCATCATCGGCATGGACATCGACTCCGACAAGGGTGCCCCGCTGAAAGCCCGCAACATCCTGAACTTCATCATGGATGTCATCGACCCATCGGCCAAGCGGCAGGCCAACCTGACCGGCTTCGCCTGGGGCGTCCAGCGGGCCTTGGCCGAACGGCACGCCCAAGGCCAGCGGTTCGCCCTGGTGATCGACGACGCGCATCGGCTGCACAAGTTCACGATGAACCATCTCAAGGATTTCTACGAAATCAAGTCGGGCCGGGCGCGGCTGCTCTCCATCATCCTGATGGGCCAGCCCGCCCTGGCCAACCGGCTCGACCCGCTGAACCCGGACGTGGTCCAGATTACCCAGCGCTGCGAGCTTCTCACGCTCTCGCCACTGGGCGACGACTTGCGGGGCTACCTGGAGGCGCGGTTCACCGCCGCTGGATTGACCCTGGCCGGCGTATTCGCGCCGGATGCCGTGGATGCCCTACGCGCCCGGCTCACCACCACCCAAAGCGCGGGTGGGCGTAGGCAAGTGGCGGTCGACCTGACCTATCCCCTGGCCGTGAACAACCTGGTGACGGCCAGTATGAACCTCGCCGCCGAACTGGGCGTGCCGCAGGTTTCCGCCGACGTGGTCCGGGAGGCGTAGCCATGGGCCAAATCATCACGCTCGACATGCTACGGAAACGGGTATACGCCCTGGCCTTGGAAGACGATCACCCATTGCGCCTGAGGCTGCAAGGCGGCAGCGGCCAGATCAAGGTGATGGAAATCGATTGCACCATCAACCACCTGCAAATCGACGACGACGGCACGGTCATCATCGACGTGCGCGGCCAGTTGAGGGGGGCATCCTAATGGCCCACTACCGCCACAAAGGCCGATCCGTCCAAGTCGAGGTCCGCGCGTCCATGAACTGCGAGACCGGAGCCCCCGCCGTGGTGATCCTCGTCGATGGCCACATCCATGTCGGACTCGACCTGACCAACGCCGAGGCCATCGGCCTGGGCCGGGCGCTGCTGTCCCTGGCCTCCATGCCGCAACACCTGCGCGACCTCGCCGCGCCGATCCAGCACCTCAACAGCTAGGAGACCGCCCATGCCCATGCACACCAACGCCAACCTCGCCCCCATCCGGCGGGCCCACAACGTGCCGGCCCACCACCGGGGCGCGTGCGACAGCACCGCCCGCACCATCGAGGTGTTGCGCCATGCCCGGTCGTTCTTCAAGAAGCGCGGGATCGTCCCGCACATCGAGACGGTGCTGATGACCTGGCCCCGGCCCACGCTCATCGTGCGCCACCAGGCGGCGATGGACCGGCTCGACAACGCCCAACGCATCGGCGGCGGGCTGTTCCACGACGACTACCTCATCCCGCTCCACGGGATGCTGATCCGCTACACCAAGCACAAGGAGACCCCGGATGCGACTGCGATGCCCCTGCTGTGGGGCGGAAATGAGCCTCGACACGCTGATGGCGCTGGACGCCGCCCGCGACGCCGTGGAAAGGGCGCTGCGGCTCGCCCCGATTGGAAAACCCATCTTGATGTACCTGGGCCTGTTCCGGCCCGCCAAGCGCTCGCTCACCCTGGAGCGGGTGGCGAAGCTCCTGGAGGATTTGCTGCCGATGATCGAAGCGGCGGAGATCAAGTGGGAGGGGCAGGTGTACGCCGCGCCACGGGAAGCCTGGGCCGGGGGCATCGACACCCTGGTGCAGATGCGGGCGGAAGGCAAGCTGGACCTGCCATTGGACAACCACAACCTGCTGCGGTCGATCATCGTGCGCCGCATCCGGCAAGCCAACCTCAAGGCGGAAGCCCAGGCGGAAGCGCAGGAGGAACAGCGGCGGCAAGCCCTGCCCAGGGACCGGGCGCAATCCGCCCCGGCCCCGGCGTTGCCGCTGGGCATGATGGTGGACGACCGGGGCCAAGTGGTCTCGGTGCTGGAACACCACCAACGGCTGCGGGAAACGCAACCGGCCCCACCAGCCGCGCCCGCGCCATCGCCTACCTCCGCGCCGTTGCCGCCGGGGATGATGTTGGACCCGGACACCGGCGGGCCGGTCCAGATCGGGGCGTATCTCGCGGCGACCCAGGCCCGGTTGCGCGGGGTTTCGTACTCCGCCTCGCCCTCGCCGCCATCCGCATCCTCGGACAGCCCGCCGCCGGACGGGTCGCCGACCGATGAGCCGGGAGACGCGGCGGCGGGCGAACCGCCTGAACCAACAGGCGATTAACCAGGATGTGGCCCATGGGCAGGGATCGGCGGCGGGCCTCGCGGGCGGGCCGCTCGATAGCTGCCCCTACCGCCGCGCCGACCTCCGCAACTACTGGATACGCGGCTGGCACGAAGGCCGCGAACTGGCCGAGCGGTACGCCGCCCCGGCCCCCACCCTCACCGACGAGGGCCGCGCGGCCCTCGCCGCAATCCGCAAGATGCTCGAACAGAAGGGATAAACCCATGGCAAGAAAACGAATCGAAGGCACCCAACTCAACAGCTGGGACGATGTGGACGCCACCCTCCGCCAGATCGGCGAGATCGACCGCGATCTCGGCTTGATCGAGGCGGGCGCGAACGAAACCATCGACCGCGCCAAGGCGGAAGCCAAGGCCGGTTCCCTCCCCCTGCAAGAACGCAAGGCGGGGCTGGAACTGGCGATCAAGGAGTTCTGCGAGGCCCATCGCCACGAGTTCGCCAAGGCCAAGACCAAGCAGATGGTCTTCGGCTCGGTCGGCTACCGGCTCTCGACCAAGGTGCTGGTCAAGCGCGTCGCTGACACCCTGCAAGCGCTGAAAGACCTCAAGCTCGATGGCTGCATCAGGACCAAGGAGGAAATCGACAAGGAAGCGCTCAAGAACCTCGACACCGAAACCCTCGTCACGGTCGGCGCGGCCATCAAGTCCGAGAACATCTTCGGCTACGAGATCGACCGCGCCCGCATCCCGGACGCCACCTGATGGACGCGGCAACACAAGCGCGGATCGCCGCCTTGCGGCGGGCGGCGGCGAACCATCGCCTCGCCGCCCTGTACGAGGATTCGCCCCGGCGCATCCGCGAGGAACACCAAGCCGCCGACGCCCTGGAGGCCGGGGCGGCGCAACTTGAGGAACCCTTCATGTCCGAACCCACACACACCCCTCCCAAAGTCCTGGTCGGCCAGCAACTCAGCCGTAAGGGCCATGTCGGTCATCCCGGCCTTTGCACCGGCCTCATCATCGAAGGCCGGGAGTTCATCGTCCTGGCCGCGTCCACCGGCGATCTGCATTGGCTCTGGGAGCGCATCCAATCCGACGAGCCGAAAGGGCCGTTGCTCGACGGCAAGATATACCACGGTGCCGTGATCCATATGTCCGGCGTCGATGCGTTCACCGACCTGGCCGAGGCCGGGCCGTCCGCCCACACCTATCCCCACCACCACGACCCGCTCGGGAGATAAGATGCCAACCCACCAACAACACCCAGCCGCCCAGTCGCAGTTCGCCGCCAACCAGGAGGCGGAACTCAAACGCCTCGTCAAGCTCTGCAACGTGGCCCGCTCCAACCTCAAATGGAACGACGACGAATGGGCCGCGATCAAGCGCCGCTGCGCCGGGGTCGATAGCCTCCGCGACGCGGACATCGCGGGCTGCGAACGCCTCCTCGCCCACGCCAAGGCGTGCGGGTTCAAGGTCCAGCATAAGCAGCAGGACGGCAAGAAAAGCCGCCCCATCGACCGCACCGACCCGGCCCGGAAATTACGCAAGCTCTGGCTGCGCGGCCATGCCCTGGGCATCATCCAATCCCCGGAGGAATCCGCGCTGTGCAGCTGGGCCAGCAATAGCCGGTCGGCCAATGTCACGGCGCTCCTGGAGGCGTTCGGTCCCGACGATTGGGACGCCGCCATCGAGCGGTTGAAAAAGTGGCTGTACCGCGAAATCCAGCAAGGACGGCTCTCCTGCGGCGAGCATACCGGCATCGTCCCCCGCGAGGCCGCGACGGCCTTGATCTGGGAAAGGCCGGTGGTTTGCGCGGAATGCGGGAAGCCGATGACCTGGACGCCGGCCCACAGGGAATCCCGCCGTGGAACTCGACGGGCTGGATAGCCTCAACTGGTACAGCCTGCCCACCCTGGTGCAGGACATCGCCCGGCGCTGCGGTCGGCAGGTCGCCGTCGATGTCCTCCGCCTCTTCGACGGGCGGCGCATCTGGGTGCCCGTGCCGCCGGTGAAGGAGTCCACACCCCTCGCTTGTAAACTCGGCCTGGACACCGCCACCAAGCTGGCCGACGCCTATCCGGGCCAGTGGCTCCATATCCCGCGCTGTTATAAAGCCTGGCTGCGCGTCCGCAACGAAGGCATCCTGGCCCAGCGCCGGGCCGGATTCTCCACCGCCGACCTCGCGGCGCTCCACCATTTGACGGAACGGCAAATTCACAACATCATTGGCGGCACCCAATCTCCCGCCAAGAACAGGCAGACCGAACTGTTCTAATCCCCCCCGGAGCCGGGACGCTGAAACGCTTCAGCGGCTCGGCTTTTCCATATTCGCGTATCGTGGTGTCCCGTCCAACCGGAGCAACACCATGCGAAAAATCCTCTCCTACCTCTGGGCGCGTTTGCGCGAACCCTCCACCTGGGCTGGCCTGACCGCCATCGTCGTCGGCATCGCCACGGTCGCCGCCGGGAACCCCGTGCAGGGCACCGCCGAAATCATGGGCGGCCTGGGCGCGGTCCTCATCAAAGAGGGCGCGAAACCATGATCGTCGTCCCGTCCCGCCAACATTCATCGCGCCCCGCCGATGCGCCCCTGGTCCTGGAACCCTGCCTGGCGACCATGGACAAGCCGGTCTATTACGTGACCGAGCGCGGCCCCACCCTGAGTTCCAGCCCAATCTTCTGCGGGCGGGCGTTCGCCGACACCGTGCTGGCCGCGATGCACGACGTGCTGGAATCCGCCGGTTGGAATATCGCCCATGTCGGCGTCTACAACCCCCGGCAGGCCCGCCGGGCGAACGGTGCCCTGATCCGCCCCCCGCGCTGGAGCAACCATGCCCACGGCGTGGCGATGGATTTCAAGGGCATCGTCCAGACCAGCAACAAGAACCAGACCCCTTCGCTGGTCGATATCCCCTTGATGAAGAAGCGGCACAAGACGCTGCTCGACAACCTCCTGGCCGAATGCAAGGACCGCATCAAAGCCGCCCACCGCCGCCCGGAGATCGTGGACGAGGGCGGATGGATCCACATCGGGCTGTGGCCATGAATGTGTCGTTCGATTTCAACGTCTGGTCCGCCATAGCGCTGGTCCTGAATTTCGGGCTGGCGATCTACGGCATCAGTTCGGCGCGGGGCCGGGCCACCGCCAACGCGCTGGACACCCACAAGGAGAAAACCGGCATGACGTTCCAGCGCCTGGGCGAGCGCGTCCAGGCGCTGGAAACCGAGGTCAAGAACTCGATCACCCACGACGACCTTTCCGCCGTCCACCGCCGCGTGGACACCGTGCTGGAGGAAATCAGGAAAACCAACCAATCCATGGGCCGGATCGAGGGCTACCTGGAAGCGATGGGGAAACCGAAATGACCGACCGCGACAACCTGCGGCTCCTGCTGCTGCTGCAACTCAACCAATCCCCGGCCTACACGGCGGACCAGGAAGCCCTCCGGCGTAGGCTCGGGCAGTCCGGCACCGTCGCCACCCGCGACCAGGTGCGCACCGAACTGGCCTGGCTCGACAACGTGGGGGCCATCGCGCTGCGGGAATCCGGCGGCGTGTTCATCGGGATGCTGGGCGAGGAAGGGCTGGAACACATCCAGGGGGCGCGGGACATCCCCGGCATCCGCAAGCCCGGCCCCGGGGAACTGGCCTGATGGCCCGCCGCTCGACCCTGAAAACCGAGGTGCCCAAGGCTATCCTCGCGGAATTCAACGCGCGGTTGATCGACGACGGGTTCAGCGATTACACCGGGATGACGGACTGGCTGAACAGCCGGTTGTCCGAGACCGGCCTGGAACTCAAGATCGGGCGCAGCGCGGTCTATCGGCATGGCCGGGCGTTCCAGGAAGAGTTCGAGGCCGACATGGCCGAGAGCCGCCAGCTGTACCACGTCGCCAAGGCAAGCCTGGAATCCAACGACGATCCCGAAGGCGTCGTCCGCGAGGCCACCATCCGCGCCCTGCAAACCCGGCTGCTCAAACTCGCCGTGGCCCTGCGCGAGGCCGAGGAGGCGGGCGACGATCCGCACCTCCTGGCCGAGACCACGGCGAAGATCGCCAAGGCGGTGGCCGACCTGGGGCGGGCGGACATCGCCAGCCGCAAATTCAACGCCGAGCGCGAGAAGGAAATCCGCGCCGAGGAACGCGCCGCCGCAGCGGAGGCCGCCACCGATGCCGGGCGCAAGTCGGGTGTCTCCCCCGAGGGCATCGCGGCGATCCGCGCCGCCATCGCGTCGAGGATGATGCAATGATCGATCAGGACATCTTCCTGGCCTATCAATGGCGGTGGATGGACGACCATAGCCCGGTCAAGATCATCGAAAAATCGCGCCGTGTCGGCCTCAGCTATGGCGAGGCGGCGGATTCCGTACTCCATGCGGCGGACGCGGGAGGCGGGAACGTCTATTACATCTCCTTCGACAAGGAGATGACGCAGGGCTTCATCTCGGATTGCGCCGATTGGGCCAAGACCTTCGGGGCGGCGGCATCATCGGAAATACGGGAGGAATTCTTCCCCGACCCCAAGAATCCCGACAAGTCGATTTGCAAGTACACCCTCGACTTCGCCAGCGGCAAGGTGATCCACGCCTTTTCCAGCAATCCGCGCAACCTGCGGTCCAAGGGCCGTCCCCGCGACCGGCTGGTGATCGACGAGGCCGCGTTCGTGGACGACCTGGCCGAATTGCTCAAGGCCGCCATGGCCATGACCATGTGGGGCGGCGAAATCCACCTCATCAGCACCCACAACGGCGACGAGAACCCGTTCAACACGCTCATCAACGATGTCCGGGCCGGCCGGTACGACTACAGCCTGCACCGTGTCACCCTGGACGACGCGCTCGCCGATGGCCTATACCGGCGTATCTGCCAGGTTTCCGGGCAGGAGTGGAGCGCCGGGAAGGAAACCGCGTGGCGGGAATCCCTGGTCAAGCGCTACCGCCCCAACGAGGACGAGGAACTGTTCTGCGTCCCGGCCTTCGGGGGCGGGACATATCTGCCCAGGGCCATCGTCGAGGCGTGCATGTCGGAATCGGGGCCGCTCTTGCGATTCGAGGGCGACCGCGCCTTCAACGAAGCGCCGGAACCCAAGCGCCGCCGCATCATGGAGGATTGGATCGGCGACGAACTGCGGCCCGCGTTCAATCTGCTCGACCCCAAGCGGCGGCATAGCGCCGGGATGGACTTCGCCCGCAAGGGCGATATGAGCGACATCGTGCCGATGGAGATCGGCGAGCGCCTGGACCGCCGCGTGCCCTTCATCGTGGAAATGCACAACGTCCCGCACCGCCAGCAGGAGCAGGCGCTGTTCGCCGTGCTGCACGCGCTGCCTCGTCTGGGCGGCGTCGCCATCGACGCGGGCGGCAACGGTTCCTACATCGCCGAGGCCGCCCGGGACGGATTCGGCTCGCGGGTGGAGGGCATCCAACTCTCGGAGGCGTTCTACCGGGAGCAGGGGCCGCGCTACAAGGCGTTGTTCGAGGATCGGCAGATCGCCCTGATCAAACACGACGACATCCTGGAGGATCACCGCGCGGTACGGTTGGTCCGGGGCGTGCCCCGCGTGCCCGAGGGCAAGACCGACAGCAAGGGCCAGCGCCATGGCGACTCCTACGTCGCCGGGCTACTGGCGAACTACGCCAGCGGGATCGACGCGGGGGAGATCGACTTCATCCCACTCCCCGGCAAGCCTGCCAGCTGGGAGGGCAAGGCCCAAGCGCCGACGAACTTCATGCGGCCACCGGAGGACGACGATCTGCCGAGAATCGAAGGGGAAGGCGCGTGGTGATGAAAGTGAAAGCCTGGGAGCCGCATCGCTCCATGATCTGCGCCCGACTCCTGGCCTGGGAACGATCCGGGCGGAAGAACGGCGACGGCGAAACCCTCACCGCGTTCGCCCATACCATCGCCGCGGACGTCCACAACTCCGGGGCTGGATTGGTTTTCCTCGACTTCAACCAGCGCAAACAGCGCTGCTATCTCAAAACCGGCTTCATCACTTGGCTGCAAGAACTGGCTGACCAGACACGCCGCGCCTACGGACCCTTCCAATGATCGTCGACATCCACGGTAACCTCATCCAATCCGCCGAACTGGCCGAACCGCAAACCAGCGACCCCAATATCTCCTGGATACAGCGGACCTACCAGACCCACCCCTCGCGCGGCCTGACGCCCCCGAAGCTGGCCGAAATCCTGGAGGACGCCGAGCGCTGGAACCTGCAACAGCAGTCCGAACTCTGGCTGGACATCCGCGAGAAGTGGGGCCATTGCGACGCCGAGATGGGCAAGCGCGAGCGGGCGCTCCTGACACTGGAACGCCGCTTCGTCGAACCCGATGGCGCGAACCGGGCCGAGAAGAAGGCCACCGCGTTCCTGAACGATGTGTTCGACAACATCTTCGGGATCGGCGACCCGTTGGATGAGGAGGCGCAGGATTGGCCCTGCGTCGACAACATCATCCTGGGCTGCGCCGACGCCATGGGCCACGGTTTCTCCGCCCAGGAATTGACCTGGCGGCGCGAAGGGAGCCTGTGGCTCCCCGCCGCCATCGAGCATCGGCCCCAAGGTTGGTTCCGCCTCGAACCCTGGACCCACAGCAAAATCCGCCTGCGCGACCTCAGCGCCGAGGGGGCCAAGCTCCGGCCCGGCGGGTGGATCCTGCACAAGCACCAGGCCCGCTCCGGCTACGCCCCGCGCATCGGCCTGGTCCGCTCGCTGGCCTGGCCCTACCTGTTCGCCAACTACGCCATCCGCGACCTGGGCGAACTGCTCAACACCTATGGCCTGCTGATCCTGGTCGGCAAGCATCCCGCCAACGCCACCCCCGACGACAAGCGCAAGCTGCTCCAGGCCGTCACGCAGATCGGCAAGCGGGCGGGCGGTATCGTGCCGGATTCGATGGCCATCGAGGAGATGAAGAACTCCGCGTCGAGTTCCGCGGATATGTTCAAGCTGATGATCGACTGGGCGGAGGACACCGCCAGCAAGATCGTCACCGGCCAGCAGCGCCTGGGCGGCAAAACCGCCACCGAATCCAACGAGCGCCGCGAGGTGAAGGCCGACCTCACCACCACGGACGCCCGCCAGATCGACCGCACGCTCACCGCGTTCGGCTGGCTGATCCTGGCCTTGAACCCCGAGGGCGCGAACATCGACCGGCGGCGCTGTCCCCGGCATGTGTTCGACACGGCGGCCGCCGAGGATGTCGAGAAGCTCGCCAACGCGCTGCCCACGCTGGTGGCGGTCGGTGGCGATTTCAGCAAGCGATGGCTCAACGACAAGACCAAGATCCCCAAGGCCGAAAACGACCAGGACCGGCTGGCACCGGGAGCGCCGGTCGAAATCCCGAAGATCGACGCCACCAGCGAAAAGGGCATCAACCTCCCGGCGGCGACGCGGATCGCGGCGCTCAAGGGCGCGGGCGCGGCCACCGACACGCCGGGCCTCCTGGCCGAGCAACTGGCCGAACGGGCGGCGGGGCCATTGGCGGAATGGGTGGCCGTGATCCGCCAAGCTGCCGATGAGGCGGAGGATTTGGCGGCGCTCAAAGCCAAACTGGAGGCGCTATTCCCGGCGCTCGACAAGCGGGCGATGGTGGAATTGTTCGCCCAGGCGATGCTGGCGGCGGATTTGGCGGGTCGGTTCGATGTTCAACAGGGGCACTGAGATGTACGAATGGCATGTCCGGTTTAGCAAAACCGAAAAAATAGGCTCGCAGCTTTCATGCGAAGTCAATGAAGCAACGGTTCTCGCCGCAGACGAAGAAGAAGTGCGGCAGATCATGGCGGAAGAACGTCCAGGATGGGATATCAACGAAATCAAGCGTGGCGAATCCATCGACGATGATGCCTAGAGAGCCACGAACCCATGAAAAAACCATTAAATGGAAGCAAGACGCACCCTCTTTCGGCCCATGCGTTGGAAGAATTACGGCACATCAGCGAACAACCGCTGCCGCGTAGTTCCATGAATCCGGGAGTCGCCAATCGATTGGAGCGGGAAGCCCTGGTCGAAACGGTGGAATTGCCCAGCCCATTCGTCAAATACCGCAAAGGGAAAACGTGCCCCCACCTCAAAATCACGGACGAAGGGCTCAAACGTCTGCAACAGGTGCGCTGAAATGGCCCTTAACGCCGACGCCGAAACCCTCAGCATCGACAACGCCCGGCTCCCGTTCGCCGAGCAGATCGACTTCTTCCGCAAGAAGCGCGGCAACTACATCCCGACCGAGCATTTCGACGATGTGGAGGCGGAGGTGCATGAGCGGGCATTCGTGGTGGCGAATGGCAAGGCGGCGGATTTGCTGGCGGATTTCCACGGCTCGGTCCTGGCCGCCATGGAGGACGGCCAGGGCATCGACTGGTTCCGCCAGGAGTTCGACAAGATCGCCGCCAAGCACGGCTGGGCCTACAACGGCTCGGCCTCGTTCCGCACCCGGACGATCTACGAGACGAACATGCTGACCAGCTACGCCAGGGGCCGGGACGCGCAGCTGGCCGACCCGGACCTCCGGGCCGCACGGCCCTATCTCAAGTACAACATCGGCCCCGCCGAAAACCACCGCCCCCTGCATGTTTCCTGGAACGGCCTCACCCTGCGCCACGACGATCCTTGGATCGAAACGCACCGGCCCGTCAAAGCCTATGGCTGCCATTGCTACCTGAGCGCCGTGGCCGAACCCACGCCGGGCCGCGACAAGGCACCGAAGGAATCCACCTACACCTATACCGACCGTGAGGGCCGCGACCACATCATCCCGGCCGGCGTGGATTATGGGTTTCAAAAGTCGGGCGATGGTCCATGGAAACCGGACTACCGGGCCTATCCAGAAGGAATAGGCAAGGCATTGGAGCAGGCCATCACCCAGCAGGAAGCCGGGCCGCACGGTACCCCGGTGTCGGATGCCTTGGCGCTGTCGATGCGCGGGGCATTCGCCGGGCAACTCCGGGCGGCCCTCGATACGGTGGATTCGGTGCATGGGGATGGGGCGTTGCCCAAAATACCGATCAAGAAAACCTCCTCGCGCACCGATGTCGGCATGTTCCGGGCACTGCTCAATGGAAAGCCCATCAGCATCTCGGTCAGCGAAAACAGCCCGCATCCGGAACTGACCTTGGCGCATGAGATCGGCCACTTCCTGCACTGGCAGGCGATGGGCAAGGCGGGCGCGTGGGATATGGACGATCCGTTCTGGCTGCCGTGGATCACAGCGGTGGAAGAATCCGAAGCGATCACCCGGCTGGCGGAATTTCCATCCGAGCCATTCCGCGATTACCTGCTCGACCCGAAAGAAGTATGGGCGCGGTCATACTCCCAATATATAGCCTTGCGCGGCCAGAATAAGGCCATGCAGGAGGGTATACTCTTTACCAGGGGTTTCGGAAACCTTTATCAATATTCCCAATGGGCGGATAACGATTTTTCCCCCATTGCGGAAGCCATCGACGCGATGTTCAAACAACTGGGATGGATCGCATGAACGCGGAAGACTTCGAAACATGGCGCGAGGGCATCGTCGCCGAATTGATCGATGCCGATGCCAAGCTCGCCGCCGAATCCGGCCCGTATGCCGGCCAATGGCTCGCCATCCAATTGGGACTGAGCGACGGGGATATCGTGATGATCGACGACAACGGCGACCTTGTGTTGAAGACGCCGAAGGATGAGATCGACCGCCGCATCGCGGCGCTCCGGGAGGCGCTGGCGAATGGGGGATCGGCCCTGGATTTCCCATGGCCGACTTGATCGCCGTCAAGATCGATGACCGGCGGGTACAAGAAGTCCTCAAGCGGATGGAAACCGCCCTGGCCAACCCAAGGCCGATGTTGGCCGAGATCGGGGAAGACCTCGCCGCCAGCACCAAGCAACGCTTCGACACCGGCACGGCACCGGACGGCCAGCCCTGGGCACCCAACAGCGCCACCACCATGGCGCGGTTCCTCGACCGGAAAGAGCTAAAAACCAAGAAAGGCAAGCTCAACGCCAGAGGCAAGCGGCTGGAAGCGGGCAAAAAGCCGCTGATCGGGCGCAGCAAGCAACTGGCCCACACCATCACCTATCTCTTGCGGGGTAACACGCTGCTGGTGGGTTCGCCAATGATTTACGCCGCCACCCAACAATTCGGCGCGGAGGAGGGCGCGTTCGGAGCCGACAAACGCGGCCATCCCATCCCGTGGGGCGACATCCCGGCCCGGCCCTTCTTGGGGATCAGTGATTCCGATTCGCGGTCGATCCTGGAGATCGCCCGGCGGTATATGAAGGTTCCTTAG